GGAAGAGATACTAGGTGGATCATCACTGTCTAACTTCTTTGAGAAGCGAGTCACTGACTACAATGCACATGGGCTAGAAGGGGAAGACTGGGGATGGTAGTATCATTTAGACTCTGGCATGTGTTCGGACTCTCTGCAGAGTCTGTTGAAGCACAGCCAGTATACGGACATAAGGATGATGAGACTGAAGAAGATGCTACAATCTACTTCTTTGATGGGTATATAATCAACATCCCTTTTGTTAAGATTATGATTGGGACTGTGTACGGACTAGAAGAATAGGTTCACTCTCCAGTGAAATTGTAGCCCCCTTGATGGGGGCATTTTTTTATCTTTCGTTTGACTTGTCACGCTCTGCTAGGTAGTCTTCAAAGCCACCGAACATGAAGTTGTACCATGTAGCCATCAGAGGTATTGTTGGGCCAACGATAGGTGTTGTACGCACGATAGGTTCAAAGTCAAACTCCTGAGTATCCGAACCAATCTGTCCTATCTCTTTAGCAAATGCTTCTACCATTGGGATTGGTGGTGCTACTGTAGCCGCAATACCCTGCATGATTTCACCCTGCTTAAAGTAACGCTTGTTCACGTACTCATTGAATCCCATAACATTCAGAGTTTCCCAGAGTAACTGGTTAGGAAACTCTTCAACAGCTTCTTCAGTTGATGTAATCTTACCAGTCAGTACATCACGTATAGTCTGTAGCGTACCGTTGGCTATCGAGATAAATGCCGCATACTTGAGTGCAAACTTTGTAGCCCCTGCAGGATCAGACTTAGCTTTGTTATAGATGTTACGGCGTAGGATGTCAAGCTGTTTAATTGTGAACGACTTCAGAGCATAGAAGATACGCCCGTTAGGACTACGCAGGTATGCTTCAGGCACTTCCAACAGACTAATTGGCTGAACACCAGAGAGTTCGTTGAACAGATGAAACTTAACCAAGTCCGATGGCTCACCATTGCGCAGATCAATAATCATCTGGTCAATGTCGTCACCATACCTAGCACCAAACTTATTCCTAAATGCCTGTGCACCTGCATCAGACCGGACTAGATTCACAGCCTTGTTGTAGGCCGCATTGATGAATGTTTCCTTACCTAGCTTATCAATACGCTTGAAGCCTGATAAGCGGAATAGTTTGTCAAGTGTTCTACCCGGTCTGTCAATGTCCTGAATGATTGTGTCCTTCAGAGCAATGTCATCAATGGTAAACTTCTTACGGCCTAGTGCCGCATTGATTGTATTCTTCAGCCCATTCAAGACTGCAGAGACTGCAATATCACCAAGCTGAATCAGTGCTGAGAGTGGGTTAGCAATTGTAGTTGCGTATCCAAAGTCCCGAACATTCTTTACAAACTGTGCAGGTGATAGTTCACCCTGAATCATGCGAGCCTGTAACAATGGAATCAACTCAGACACTTGTTCACTCGTAAGCTCACCAGAGTCACGTAGCCTATTCAACAAACCACTGACTGCATCAGGATCGTTTGGATCAGCCTTACCTAACAGTTTGGCCTTGTTAATATTGTGTGCCGCATTACGCAGATAAATCTCTAAAGACTCTTCAGGGCTTGCGTAGAATGGTAGCATCTCATCAGTTACATAGTCAATCTTACGTCCCTTCATTGAACTAGGGCGTTGGAACGCAGGAGTAATCTTACCCTGCTTAATCAATCGAGCAATAACTTCTGACCGTGCAATAGGATCAAGACCTTCAACAGTTACACCTAAAGACTGTGCTTTCTTTTGTAGGGCATCCTTAAGAATGTCTCTTTCTGGAGCACCTAACGAATTTCTCAGACCGTCATAGTCCTTGACAATACGTGGGAAGTAACTTGCAATCCCTGTTTGTAGTTCCTTGAATCCATATGTCACTAAATCCTCACGTACACGCTCAAGTGTCCCTTGAATCCTACGAAACTCATCAATCAATTCAGGTGATTCACGGCGGAGAATGTTCTCAACAGAATCAAAACTACCGTTGTACAGACCACGTGCTACAGAGTTCTTAACATCAGGAGCTAGTCGTTGGATACCAGTTACAAAAGGCTCGACTTCATCATACAAGTCTTGAGTCATCTTCTTAGTATCAAACTCAAAGCGTTGCATACGTCCAAGTACTGACTGACTGACGTTGCCAATGCGTGTGGATAGTACACCAACAAGTTTGTCAATACCATCAGCAGTATTTTGTAGTGCTCTACCTGCCGCAGTACTAGCTGTTACCCTAGGTGCAAATGCAGTTGTCTGTGCACGTTCAGTCTCTACAGCCTGCTGTGCTCTACGCATTGCCGCTGACTCTAGTGCCGCAGGAATACCACGTAGCGCACCACCGACTACACCACCCAGTCCCATACCTAGCAGGACATTCTGTGTTGTGTCTGTGCCACGCTCAAGCTCTGGGATTAATGCACCATACGCACCACCTGCAGTAACACCTTCTGCAATACCCTGACCAGTACGGCCTGCACCAAGTGCTCTAGCACCCCTAGCACCTAACGTGCCTAGTCGAGTCAGTGCTGTTGCACCCAGTGCGGTGACTGAACCACCTAACATACCAAGTGTTTGTAGTGCAGGGTTGTCCTGTGATGCTACCTCAGCAGTATCCTTGAATAGTTGTGCCTTCTCTTCATCAAAACTAATTGGTAGCCCTGCAGATTCTAGTTGTTCTGCTAGTCCCAACAATGGCTCTGATGCGTAGTAAATAAATGTGTCACCAAAGCCTGTTTCTTGGCGTAGCTGACGTAGGTACTCCTGAGCCGCCATTGCTGATAGCTCTTCTTTAGACTGACCTAAATCCTCAGACCATTCTAGCTTACGTAGTTCACCATCAGGGAATCGTACTGCCTGTCCTTCTGCAATCTGCTGTGCAATCTTTTGAGAGACGTTGTTCTCTGCTTCAGAAAGAGGAGACTCCTGTTGAACATCTACAACACCTGTTTCACGCATGACTTGATTAAGAACATCCAAGTCATACCCTTCTTTCTGCAGGAACTCCTTGACTAGATCAACCATTAAGCACCACCGATGTTTAGTTGTTCTTCTGAGATACCTTCCATTGGGTTGACAGTGTTTAGACCGGGAACAGTGATGGGTGTTTGAGCTTCTTGTTTGCGCTTCATTGCGTCAGCTTCTTTCTTTTGTTTTTCTGCCGCTAGTTGCTTGAGTGCCCATTGTAGTCCTTCTTCTTTTGTCTTTCCTTTACCTTCATTAGCAAGATAACGCTCAGACAACTCACCTGCCTTTAGCAGAATGTAGTTAGCAATTTCTTCATCAGGTGCACCGGAAAGACCAAACAAGCTACGGATGAATCCGGGTTCACCACGTGACAAGTACTCTAGGTCTGCCTGAAGCATTGGGTTACCTGCCGCATACTCTTGATACATAGTACGCTCTGGGCCTGTCAAGCTAAAGGATTGGATACCTAGCTTCTCCATACGCTCAAGTACTTGGTTGTATGTCAATTCACCTGCTGAATAAGCAACAGCTAATTTACGTGCTTCTGGTGTACCTGCGTTGATTAAGTCCTGTGTCAATGCTTCCTTGGCCGCAGTCTGACGGGCTTCTGTCTCTAGCTTAGTAGCACGTTCATCAAACTGTTCAGCCGCATCAGGTCTACCGGCTTTGCGTAGGCGATCTGCTAGCGCACGTAACTTGTCTGGGTCTTTAGTACCTGCCTGACGTGCAATACCAGATGTTACAGCCGCCTGACGCTCTTCAGGTGTCATAGATGCACGTGCTAGTTCGCCTGCTAACTGTGGAAAACGCTCAGTCATTTGACCTGTTCCTACGCTTCTACCACCACCAATAGGCTCTAAAGTTACAGGATCAACTTGGCTTGTTGAAGCCATGATTTCTTTTTGTGGCACAGATGCAAGACTACTGAGTCCTAACAAGCCACCACGTACAAGGTTCTCTGCTTGTGGGCCTTGCTCAACTAACTGCTGTGCCGCAAAACCACGTAACAATCCCGGCAAAGCGGTTGATGCTCCTGCACCACCACGAGCCAACAAAGCCGCCTGAGCCATTGAACGCTCACGCATTTTATCCTGACGCTCTTCTCTAATTTGCTGTGGAGTTTTTAATAACTCACTAAACATACTAGCCATTTTAACCTCCAAGCAAACCGATTAGACGCTCAATATCAGACTGTCCACGCTCTCCTGTTTCAGGATTGTATCCACCTGCAAATAGACCCGACAATGCCTGTGCTAATGCTCCAACACGTGCTGACTCAAGTCCTGCCGCACCTGTTAATGCACCTGTCTGTGCTTCAAGTCCTGCAATACCACCACGGTACATTGCTTCAGACTCACCTAAACGGCCAGACTGTGCAATGTTAGCAAGATTAACAGCAGGTGTTAAAGCCGCTAGAGCCTGTTGTTCTGGTGAGTATGCCGCACCTAATAAGCTCTGAATGTTAGCAATGTTTTGTCCTGCAAGTGTTGATGCACCAGTAATTGATGATAGAACATCTGCAGACTGTTGTTCCTGAATAGCTTTCTCAAGTGCTAATGCTTCTGGTGTACCACCAAACATTGAAGTTTGAGTACCCAATCGTCCCTGAGCACGTAGTCTATTCTCAAGCTCTAGTCTACGGCGTTCTTCTTCAGGACTCCGCATCTGAGCCATCTGAGCATACAGTTCTTGCGCTGTTGGTGTTGCTGTTCCAATAGCTCCCTGAGCCTGTGCAAATAAGTCTTGTTGTAATTTTTGTTCTTCAGGGGTCAAAGCCATTGTGTAACCACCATCAGCCCCAACAGTTGTTGTAGCACCAGTACCTGTAGTTACAGTAAATGGTTGAAATGCCGCTTTCGTTGCCGCATCAGAGCCAATTGTTTCAGCCGCAGTTTTAAGAGCCGGGCCTTGTTGTTTTAACCAATCAATCTGTGTTCCAGATTCTTTGTATGGTAAGTATGCGGCGGCAAGCTGACCTGCCCCACTAAATAACCCACCTAGAGCTTTTGTCCAATCAAAATTCTCATCCATTAGTAATTACCTCCGTCAATTTCACCTGCTGTTAGCGTACCAGTGACATTGACTGTATTTGCTGTAACAGTGCCTGAGAATACTGGATCTTCTGAGTTTGCTTTAGATGAAATTGCAGATGCAATTGCAATAAACTCGTTATCAATTTCTTCACCCTTTACAATTTTACCCGGATTCCCTGATGGTAAAGAATCCTTATCTGTAAAGTCTGTGGCTTTAGTATAGTCGGTCATCAGATAATCCTTCCTACCAGTGTATGTATATCAATCTTTTGAATCGAGAATGGAGCATTATTTACATCAGCTTCCATACCAATTTGTACTACAGAGCCATTACCGGTTGTATTAACTTTGGGGTTATTAATAAGAATACTTGCATTGTACTCTGATGTACTTACATTGTATTCACTTTCACCGTACTCAGCAAGATTACTATCAGTAAATGTAAAGGGTTGTCTATTGTAGGATGAACTATAATCATATCCCCAGTAGAGTACTGCTGTTGTTCCTTTACCACCAATGAGTGTTAAGCTAAGTTTTTTAAGGAATTTAAGATTAGATGGTGCGTCAAAGTCAAAATAACTTGAATAGTATTTAAAACGATATGAGCTACCATTGTCTGTATAGTTTTTATATTCCGCAATGCCTGTACTGAATCCAAACAAAAGAGTACCATTACGCTGTGTTCTCATTGATCTTGGTGCAAAACTCGTCCACTTTGTAGCACGTGCACTCCCATCCTCTAAACTACCACGCATATCAAAGCAGTACACCGTATTACTTGTTGGTAATGTGAGTAGGTAAAATGCTTCATCTTCATTGTATGTAGACTTGATTGGTACAGTCTGAGCCAAAACATCTGTCATTAAATCAGTACGAATGTTTTTACTAATATCCTTCATTGGTAGAGATTTTTCTTGAATAACTCGATTGAAGCTACGTACACCAGAGTCAGCTAAGAAAAACAAATCAACACCAGTAGACTGTACAGAGTCACGAGCGATACAACCTACACCAACTAAAGAATCTGCAAGACTCATTGTAGCAGGATCATCTGCACCCTGATAAATTAGAATCTGACGCCTGCCAAAAATAACTAAGAAATTGTTGTGTGATGCAAGAGCTACAATATCATCTGTAGAATCAGGCCAGACTTTAGCAATATTAATACTACCAGAACTACCTGTATCCCACTTAAATCCTGTTAACAGGTCTGACCAGTATACTGTTTGTTTATCAGCACCTACAACCCAGAGTCTACCAAAGGCCGCAAGAACATCAGTTCCAAGTGGCACAGTCCCTGAGTAGTCTGCATGGTTTTCAATCAGGTCACACGTTGTCCCATCATAGTAAAGCGGGTCTTGATTCTCCTGAAACAAAAAGAAGTAGTCATTAAAACTAACACCCTTCCAGTTGTTTAAACCAATAGTGTATGATGCAGGAGTAATATCAGTGAGTGTTGTAGTACCTGTAAATATTTTAGCATTACCAACACTAATAACTTCAGTGTTACCATCGTTGTCTAAATACTCAAACAACCCTTCTATAGTGCCAGACCCTAGTGGACTTGCATCAGTTGTTAAAAGATCATAACCTTTACGAGCACCAATACGTCCTAACTGGTCAATAACAGCGTTCTCTGCAACTAGAGCAAAACCCTGATTAAGCATTGTAGGACTATCTTGGGTATTAATCCCATAGAATCCCGGTGCGGCAATTGTAATATTGTTAAGTGGCTGTGCCATTATGCGTAGTACCAGATTGTATCTTCAGGAGACTTCTGAGCATCCAGAGCAATAGCATCTGACAATGCTTCTTTAGCCATAATAAATTGTTCAGCCGCTGTTTGACCACCAGTCTCACCACGCTCACGTAAAGCATAACCAAATGCCCACTGAATAACTGGATCGGACGGTATTGTTAAATTATCATTTTCATCAGTAAATCGTTCTGTACGTTGGACACATTCAAAACGTAACTCATACGCACCCCTAGGAATAGGATAGATATCTACAAGTGTATCTCCATTGGTATCAATACCATTGAAGTTGTAGTAGGCAGGTTCACCCTGTGGAGCATTACCAGTTAGGTATGCGTTAGACATCCACTGAGCAGTTTGTTGTTGTAGGAATCTATTATTTGTATCGTCAATAACCCGGAAGACTTTGATGCGTTGCCCAGAGTCTGTAAGCGCATAACTAAATATACCAACTTCAGTTGTTGCAGTAAGTGTTTTACGTAAAGCACTCCAGTCCCATGCATCTTCACAGTATCGTTTAGCATCATTAACAAACTCACCCATTAAAGCTGAGTAAGTACTTTGATCTATACGAGTTACTGTAGGTTCTCTAAGTTTACGCAGTACGGTGTTTACAAGTTCTAAGTATGTCATAAGTATATCTTACCACAAATAAAAATGAATGTCAAGCAAAAGTTGTTTCTAGTACTTGACGGGAGAATGGAGTTCCTTCTTCTGGTTTAGTAAATTCACTATCCAAACTTTCTACAACATCTTCACCAGACACTAATTCACCCGGTACTTTTTCTTTAGCCAATGCTAAACCAAGACTACCTAGCTCTAAACTTAAATCAAGGTCTTTTAAATCTACACCTAAATCCTTAAGTTCACCTAAACTATAGTCACCTAAATCACCACGTTTTAGTCCGCTAAAGTCCATATCAGCAATATCAAATCCTAAATCGCCAATATTACCTAAGTCGTATCCACGCAATTGTAGGTCAGGAAACTCTAATCCTGAAATATCTACACCAAAGTCTTTGATTTCTGGAAGACTAAATCCTCTTAGTTCTAATCCTTCCAAGCCTAACTGCGAAACATCAAAGCCTAAGTCTGCAATCTGTGGTATATCAAATCCTAGTCCTTCCAGTTGTGGAATAGAAATATCAACACCTAAGCCTTGAATGTCTGGTATTGAAAAACCACCAGTAAATAATCTTTCAAGACCTAATCCAGATACATCAAGACCTAAGTCTGCAATTTCTGGAAGACTAAATCCTAGTCCTTCAATCTCAGGAATTGAAATACCTAAGTCAGGGATACCAACTGTAAAGTCTTCAATACCTGCTAAGTTTGCAATATCATTAAAGTCTGGTAACTGACCACCACGATCATAGTATTCTTGTGCACCTTTAAGCAGGGCTTCATCCGTTTCTTTACTTTGATCTAAAGCAACAGCAGTTGTTAGTCCGGCATAGCCTAGTGCATTGATGTTTGGATTATCTGATCCTAAAAGACCTACAATCTCATCACCATAACGATTAGCAATTGCTTCTGATGGATCTTTACCTTCAACCAAGACATCATAGCCTACACGGGCTACATCCATATTGTCTTTGATTAAATTGTAGGCATCTGTTCCAATTGCTTCTTGAAGTCCTAACTCACCTGCGGCCTTAATACCTGATGAGTCGAGGAAGTCTTCACCGTATGCAGAGACTAAAACCTTAATTGGGTCACTGTCTTCTGCAAGTTGTACACTAGTGTTTAGGGCTTTCTTGACATCTGAAGGTAACTTACCTCCAGTTTCAAATTCATAACCTGAAGCGGCCATTGCCGCAATCTGTGATGCTGATAAAGTTTCACCAGAGTCTAAGGTTGCATAGGCATCAAGAAATGGTGCAAACTGTGGAAAGAAGATTTGTGTTGCTAATTGAACATAAGGGTCTTGAACTAGTTTGTCAACTTCATCTACACCTTCACGTACAGCATCTTCAAACTGTTCACCTGCTGTTACTACAGGATCAACAATCTTAGAAAGAACTTCATCATCTAATGTAGATCCAATATCGCTAACAATATCAACAAAACCACCACCAACATCTTCAATTGCACCTAAAACATCAGGAAGAGGAACATTGGCAATATCTTTAAGAGTTCCAATAGTTAAATTAATTGGCTGTCTAACAACATCTTGAACAATGTCGCCTGCACCGCCTAGAACATCTCCTGCAATATCAACTGCACCGCCTAAAACATCTCCTACACCACCTGCAACATTACTGGCTACTTTACTTGTAGTTTTTGCGGCCTGTTTAAAGGGTTTAGTAAAACTTTTAATACCCCAGTACTCTTCAAGTCCTGTCTCAGGGTTTACAGTACCTGCACCACCTAATGCTTTTAGTAATGCTTTCTCTTCAGCATTAATGTGTACAAGCTCAGTATCGCCAAAACGACCCTTGTCTTTAAGCTCCTGAGCAATACCCTGTAACATTCCTTTATTCATTACCACTTCACCTTGTGTGACCAGTACCGTGCTGACAGCTTTGAAGGACTTGCATCCTGTGCATTGTGACGTGCATAGTAGGATTTCTTACGTGCTTTGTCCTTGGCTGTTGTAGGATTTTTACCTGCACCTTTTACACCCTGTTGTCCAAAGCGTATAGTTTTTATTTTGTCACCTTCTTTTGCTACAACAACATGACTCTTTGTTGGATGATTAGGTGTCTTCTTAGGTTTATTATACCCTGAAACTCCGGCCCTGTCAAGTCTTGGGTCTTTCTTTTTTACTGGCATACTAACCGCCTTGAATAATATTGTTTTCTTCAATCACGGAAATCAACAATGTCATTTGTTGCGTAGCAAATGCAGAGATACTGTCACCTTCACGCATCATAATAAAAGAATTGATTGTTCCGCCAATCTGAAGAAAATCTTTACTTGTTACTGTGTAGCCTTCAAGAACAGAAAACGTAGAGTCCTGTGCCGCACTGTAATAATCAACCTCTACACTGCCATTAGAGCCACTGGTGTTGGTAATGTACATTAACACCCACTGTGCGCTTTTACCTGTTGGTACAGTGTACACAGTCTGTGAAGTGCCTGTCAGTACAGCACCGTAGGTTTTCTTAATCATTTGCGTCTCTTACCTGATGCTGTCACTTTGTGTTTGATCTTTGCAGGGCCAGTCTTTCTTTGGATGCTTGACTTCTTCTCTGCGCTTGTCATCTTCTGTGCTACTGCTTTTGGGCGGCATGATGGGTATGGGCGTTTGGAATCGCCTGTTGCGCTTTTGCGTCCACAAGGCTTCCCTGTCTTGAGGTCTATCCATTCTTCACCAAACCACTTGGTTAAGCCACCCTGCTTTTTGTTTTTACTTGTACTTTCCGCCACGCTTCTTGTACTCCTTAGTTAGCCATCCAGATGCATAAGCACTAGGCCAGACTTTGTACTTCTTCTTAGCTTCAGCCTTGACACGGTTGTACAGAGCTTTGTTGGTAGGCGTAGCCATTACTTCTTCTTAGCTTTTTTCATGCACTT